GGGGGTGGGGGTAATACGTGGTTATACATTTTTAAGCTTTTTAAACTTGTCAACTTTACAAGGATGCTGCTCAAGCTGCGCTCACCTTTAAAAGCTTTAAAAGTAATCTTTAATAAATGTATTAGAAAAGATACCTATCAAAGACTTGTTAATTCAGTATAATGTTAGAATGGAGATCTGTCAAGCCTTTTCTTGAAATAAATAAAAAATAAAAAGCTTGACAACAGTAGAATCCAACAGTATACTTAAGAACATGAATCAACATATATCCAAGTATCTACCTAATTCACCAAAAGAGCGTGAATACACAGAGAAGCAGCTAAGCTTTCTCGATAACCTTTTAAAAACCGGAGGTGATCCAAAAAAAGCAGCAGAACTGGCAGGTTACTCTGAAGGAACCTATTCTCAAGTCATAAAAACACTTAAACAAGAGATGATAGAGTTAGCCTCTGAAGTCCTCGCTCAGTCTGCACCCCAAGCTGCATTTAAGCTTATTGAAGTAATGAACTCTGATGTAGCAATACCTCAGTCTAATGTTAAGATACAGGCTGCTCAAACCATCCTAGATCGTATAGGATTAGGTAAAGCAGATAGAATTGATGTAAATCATACTGTAGATGCTAGTCAAGGCACTTTGTTCATTCTACCAGCCAAAAGCTCAGTAGAAATAGAGGATGCTGATTACAATGAAGTTTCCTAGGACTAGACCTAAAGCTAGAGGTAAGATTCCTTTTGGTTATGTGTTAAATGAAGAGCTAGGACTCCTTGAGGCTGTACCGGGGCATCTAGAAGCTTTGGAAGAGACAATAGAAATGATTGCCTCTGAAGAAATACCTTCTCTTAGAGAGGGTGTTACTTACATTAAAAGTAAATTAGAGGGTCAAGATGTATCTATTACATATCAAACCCTAAAGAACTACATGGAGAAAGCTGGTCTAGCTAACCCCAAGAAACAGTACAACTACCACTCTGAAGTTAAAGCTCAGATGGAAGCAAGAAGATCTCTTAAAGAGCGTAAGAAGACTGTTGACACTCTCAATAAGAAGTTAAAGCAGGCAAAGAATAAGCTTAAGACTAAAGAACAAGTCTATAAGAAGCTAGATGAGCCAAGTGACTTTAAGTCCAAAACAGGTAAGATATTGATTGCCGAAGACGTAGAGCAGATTGCTCCGTCTGTAAAGGCTCAAGCAAAGAATGTTATCTTTAAGGCCAATGAAGGCCCACAGGAAGACTTCCTAGCAGCAGGCGAGACAGACGTCCTGTACGGTGGAGCGGCTGGAGGTGGTAAAAGCTATGCAATGTTGGTAGATCCACTTCGCTATGCGCATAGATCTGCTCATAGGGCCTTGATCATTAGAAGGTCTATGCCTGAATTAAGAGAGTTAATAGATAAGAGTAGAGAGTTATATCCTAAAGCTTTTCCCGGTTGTAAGTACCGTGAAGTCGAGAAGCTTTGGAACTTCCCAAGTGGTGCTAAAATAGAGTTTGGGTTCCTTGAAAGGGATGCAGACGTTTACCGTTATCAAGGACAAGCATACTCTTGGATAGGTTTTGATGAAATTACTCATCTACCTACAGAATTCTCTTGGAACTACCTAGCTTCACGGTTAAGAACAACAGATCCAGAGATTATACCTTACATGCGGTGTACGGCTAACCCCGGCGGTGTAGGCGCACACTGGGTTAAGAAGCGTTATATTGATGCTGACATCCCTAATACCAGCTTTATGGGTAAAGATGGGTTAAGTCGTAAGTTTATACCTGCTCGTTTAGAGGATAATCCTTATCTAGCTTCTGACGGTAGATATGAAATGATGCTTAAAGCTCTGCCTCCTACACAACGTAGGCAGCTTTTAGAAGGTAACTGGGACGTTAACGAAGGTGCAGCTTTTACAGAGTTTAGTTTAGATCATCATATTATATCTCCTTTTGAAATCCCCATACACTGGGAAAGATTAAAAGGGATTGACTATGGTTATGCAAGTGAGTCAGCCTGTATCTGGGCTGCAATAGATCCTAGTGACGGTACACTAATTGTTTATAGAGAATTATATAAAAAAGGCTTGACAGGCGAAGATCTAGGTCACTTAGTAACAGCAATGGAACTAGAAGACCCTTTTAATGTCTCAGGTGTACTGGATACAGCAGCTTGGTCACAGACAGGAACAACAGGCCCAACAGTAGGTGAAACCTTAGTAAGACAAGGACACAAGCTTAGAAGGGCAGATAAGAACAGAATACAAGGGAAGATTCAAATCCACGAATACTTGAAGATACAGCAAAGCGGAAGGCCACGTTTACAAATATTTAATACATGCCCTAGCCTGATACGCGAACTTCAAAGTATTCCTCTGGATAAATCAAGGCCAGAAGATGTAGATACACATGCTCCTGATCACGCTTATGACGCTTTGAGATACTTAATAATGTCTCGACCTCGTATTAATGATGTGTTTGGTAGAATGCGTGATATTAAAAGAGAAAGATTCTACGAACCTTCTGACACTACTTTTGGATATTAATTATGGAAGAAAACACACTAACAGCTAACGAACTCTACTTTCAAAAGGTAGAAGATGAACAAGGTCTTATACTGACCTTGGAAGAAAGCCTGCGTAACAATCTTGTAGGTCTTCTTAAGAATCGTTTTGAGTTAGCTGAGACTGCTCGTAAGGCCGACGAAGATCGTTGGATCACTGCGTATCATAACTATCGTGGCTTATACGGTCAGAATGTTAAGTTCAGAGAGTCTGAGAAGTCTCGCGTATTTGTTAAAGTAACTAAGACTAAGGTACTGGCTGCTTTTGGTCAGCTAGTAGATGTTATCTTTGGAGGCAACAAGTTCCCGATAGGTATTAGTGAAACTAAGATGCCTGAAGGAAGCTCTGAGTATGCTCACCTAGACGCACAAAATCCTCTTCCGGGTATTGAAACGTCTGTACCTGAGCAAACAACACCAACAGTACAAGAAAATCCTTTTGATGTTGGATTTAAAGGCGACGGAAAAGATCTAACGCCGGGTTCAACTTACAATAATGGCAAGCAAGAAGCCATATACTCAGCACAAGCAGCGGTAGATAAAGGCATTACAACTGACGGTGTTAAGTCAGGCCCCGGAATTATTACAATTAAACCAGCCCAAGCTGCTGCACGAAGAATGGAGAAGTTAATACATGATCAAATTGAGGAATCTAATGGCTCAAGTGAAATTAGAAACTCTCTCTTTGAAGCTTCGCTCTTTGGAACAGGAATTATCAAAGGCCCTTTCAACTTTTCAAAGACTCTTAATAGATGGGAAGAAGATACAGACGGAAGTCGTACTTATAATCCTCTTGTCGTTCGTGTTCCACGTATTGAATTCGTAAGCATCTGGGATTTCTTTCCAGACCCCAACGCTACTAATATTGCAGAATGCGAGTATATCTTTCATCGCCATAAGATGAACAGGACTCAACTGCGTTCTTTAGCTAAGCTGCCTTATTTTGATAAGGATGCTATTAGAGAAGCTTTAGAGATTGGCCCTGACTATATTGAAAAAGACTACGAGACTGCTCTTAAAGATGACCAGCGTTCAGAAGCTAATGGCTCAGAACAGTTTGAAGTTCTAGAGTACTGGGGTGTTATGGATGCTGAGTATGCTCGTCAAGTAGGCATGGATATTCCAGAAGAGATTGATAACTTAGATGAAGTACAGATTAATGCTTGGATATGCAATGGTAAGATGTTGCGTTCAGTCATTAATCCTTTTACACCTTTTAGATTACCTTATCATTCTTTCCCTTACGAACGTAATCCTTATAGCTTTTTTGGTATTGGTGTTGCAGAGAACATGGATGATTCTCAAAAGATTATGAATGGTCACGCACGTATGGCTATTGATAACTTAGCGTTATCTGGTTCACTTGTATTTGATGTAGATGAAACTGCCCTTGTAGGCGGTCAATCTATGGAAATATACCCCGGTAAGATCTTTAGGCGTCAAGCTGGAGTACCGGGACAGGCTATTAATGGTCTTAAGTTTCCTAATACATCACAAGAAAACATGATGATGTTTGATAAGTTTCGTCAGCTTGCAGATGAACAGACAGGTATTCCTAGCTATTCGCATGGTCAAACAGGCGTTCAGAGCATGACAAGAACTGCATCAGGTATGTCAATGCTTCTAGGTGCAGCATCACTTAACATTAAAACTGTTATTAAGAACCTCGATGATTTCCTTCTTAAGCCTATGGGTGAAGCATACTTCCAATGGAACATGCAATTCTTGGAGACTCAGCTAGGTATTAAAGGTGATTTAGAAGTAAAAGCAACAGGTACTAATAGCCTTATGCAGAAAGAAGTACGAAGCCAAAGGCTTACAATGTTCCTTCAGACTGCTCAGAACCCAGCTATTGCACCTTTCATTAAAATGAATAAGCTTATTAGTGAACTAGCTTATAGTCTTGATCTTGATCCTGATGAACTGATCAATGATCCTGAAGAAGCAGCACTTATGGCTCAAATTATAGGAATGCAAAACAATGCTGGAAAAGCAACTAGCCCGGAAACTGGCCCCACTGGTGAACAACAGGGAGCTATGGGAGGCCCTGAAGGAGCACCTCAACAACCTCAAGACCTTGGAGCTACAGGTACTGGCGGTGGGAACATCGGAACTGGAGCTGTTCCGCAGTCAGGGGAAAGTGAATTCTCTGGTTAAGCTACTACAGCTTAAGGAGACAGTTCAAGAGTGCATTGAGCGTTCTGAATAAAATAAATAAAGGGGATAGATTATGGAAGAGAATAATGAAGTTGACGGCTATCGAATGCTTTTAGAAAGCTACAAAAAAGAAATGAAAAACGCTAAAAGTGCAAAAGAGCAAGAAGATATTACAAAGAATTTCCTGAGGCAGACAGAGAATGTAAGTGATGAAACAAAGAAGGATGCAGCCATAGAAGGCGCACGTACTAAACGTGCTGAAGGCGGATCATTGATGGTTCCTCCAGAGATGGAGATGGAAGAAGAAGTTCCTGAAGATACATATCCTAATATCCCTGAAGATGAGATGGAAGAGGCTGTAGAGTCTCAGAAACCAGACGGGGAAATGCAGGAAGATTACATGGGTTCTGTAATTGCAGAATCTTTAGATACTTCTGAACAAGAGTATCTTATGAAAGTTTTGGAAGGTGATGAACAACTTAGTGCTATTTTTGACAAAGTTCTTTTGACCGCTTCCGAATTCTCTGGGGCTGGAGAAGTTGAAGGCCCCGGAACAGGTGTATCAGACTCTATACCCGCCAGACTATCTGACGGTGAGTTTGTTATGACAAAGAAAGCTACTGATCAAATCGGTGCTGATGAGCTTCAAACAATGATGGACGAAGCTGAGAAAGCATATGACGGTGGTTTAATGAAACGTAAGGCTAATGGTGGGCTTTTAAGTAAACCTGATAATTTTCAAGATGAAGAAATCAAGAAAACTATGATAGGTGCTAATCGAATGCCCAGCGTAAAGACTTACTAGAAAATATAATTTATACGGCTACCTTGTAGTGCAAGCCCCAATTCTTCAGAAGACGTTTTGATTTGGCTACCTTGAAAACCAAGCCCCGTAAAAGGAGAGTAACATGTCTAACCCAGCAATCGAGGAAGAACAATCCAACCCCTACAATACGAAGAAGTCTTGGCATACGCCAGATGCTCCTCATAGAAGTAGCGCCGATAGTTTATACCTCGAAGATTCAGAAGGCGAACAGGCTACCCGAAAGGCCCCTGAAAAAGAGCCAACTGAAACACAAGGAAATTATAAAAAGCGATACGATGATTTAAAGAAACATTATGATAATAAACTTTCTGAGTTTAAACAAAGAGAACAGCAACTATTAGCGGAGTCACGGGTTCAATCTCAACAAGAATACCGCACCCCTAAGAACACTGAAGACCTTGCAAAGTTTAGAGAGAGTTATCCTGACTTGTACGACACCGTAGAAACTGTTGCTCACATGCGTAGTGAAGAACAGGTTCAAGGCTTACGACAACAGTTATCTTCCATACAGCAGCGAGAATCTGAGATTATGCGAAGAGAAGCTGAGAACTCATTGAAGAGCCGTCATCCTGATTTTGAAGACATTAGGGGTGATGACAACTTCCATGCGTGGGCTAAGGAACAACCAAGTCAAATTCAGGATTGGGTGTACAATAATCCTGATGATGCTTCTTTAGCTTCTAAAGCTATCGATATTTATAAGTTAGAAACTGGGAAAGGACAGCGGTCTAAATCTAATAGTTCAGCCGCTGATATGGTATCTACAAAAACAACAAGAGTAGATCCCGGCCAGCAAAAGATTTGGACTGAAACAGAAATCGCTAAGATGTCTCTGGATCAGTTTGATAAGCATGAAGATGCAATTCGTCAAGCTATGATAGAAGGCAGAGTAGTGAAATAACTTTATCTTTTATTGGAGTAATACAATATGGCTTTTAACCAAGCAGATCAATATTTCGAACAAGCAACAGACACAAACGGTAACTTTGGTAATTCAGTAGCAGGACAGACTAATTCTTTCTTCCTGCCTAAAGTATATTCCAAGCAGGTACTTAACTTTTTCCGTAAGGCTTCTGTAGTTGAAGCAATCACCAACACTGACTATGCAGGCGAGATTGCTGCTTTCGGTGACAGTGTACGGATTATTAAAGAGCCTACGATCTCTGTTTATCAGTATGAGCGTGGCGCTGATGTAACTAAGACTGCTTTGACAGACCAAGAAGTTACCTTGATTGTAGATATTGCAAATGCTTTCAAGTTCATTGTTGATGATATTGAAACAAATATGTCTCACGTTAACTTCCGTGATGTTGCTACCTCATCTGCTGCTTACGCTCTGCGTGATGCTTTTGATGCTGGTGTGTTGGCATCTATGTTTGCTGGCGTATCTTCTTCAGCTCCAGACCATATCATTGGTGCTGATGCTGCTGCTGGTACTGCTGGTGTTAACGAAACCACAGCATCTATCGACTTGATTGATGTTGCTGATCCTCTTGATGTAATGGCACGTATGGCTCGTCTTCTTGATGACCAGAACATTCCAGAAGAAGGTCGTTGGTTTGTAGCTTCACCTGCTTTCTATGAAGCTCTTTCACAGTCAAGCTCTAAACTGCTGTCTGTTGACTACAATGCTGGTCAAGGTTCAATCCGTAATGGTTTGGTATCTTCTGGTAAGCTTCGTGGTTTTAACATGTACAAGACCAACAACATCGCTACGCCTTCGACAGCAACAGGTAAGTGTCTTGCTGGTCATATGTCATCTACTGCAACCGCTCAAACGATTACAAGCACTGAAGTCATTCGTGACCCAAGCAGCTTTGGCGACATCGTTCGTGGCTTGCATGTCTATGGTGCTAAAGTACTGCGACCAGAAGCTCTGGTATCTGCTTTCTTTACCATTGACTAAATGAGTCAGGGGGTGTAAAAGCCCCCTTTCTTTTTAAAAGGAAATTATAATGCCTCAAATAGGTTCAGATAATAACCCAGTATACTTTAGAAAGACTTTTGCAGGTAAAGGAAGTACTTTCCGTAAGAATATGGACATGGCTAAGTACAAGGAAAACTTTGATAAGATTTTTAAAAAGTCTCCTGAGCCTGATAGTGAAATTGAAACAGCTCGTGCTAAAAGTAAAACCTTTTCAATGGAGCAAGATTGATATGATGATGATGATGTTTGAAATGGTAACAGAACAAGAACAAGAAAAGAAAGTACCAGACGGTACTAAGAGATATTCTTCTATTAAAGAACTTGAGAATCGTTTTGATAACTCTCAAGAAAAACAATGTTCTAAGTATGCTAATGAGCAACGGATGAAAAGTTATGGCTACTAACTATCTTTCATTAACTAATGAGCTGATAAGGGAACTCAATGAAGTTCCTTTAACAGCTTCTTCTTTTGTAAATGCTAAAGGTATTCAGCAGCATATAAAAGATTCTGTTAATAAAGCTTATTTAGATATTGTTTTAGAAGAACCTAAATGGCCTTTTCTTTCTACAGCTCTTAGTGGAGCTACTAACCCTATGTATGGTAATGTAGTTGTAGATGCTGTTGTAGGTACACGTTGGTATCTTATTAAAGAAGATAGTTCTGATATTACTACTGACTATGGTGACATTGATTGGGAGAACTTTCTGCTAACCACTGTAGGTGTTGATGGTGAAACATCTCCTTATGTAGCAGATAACCTACGTTTTACAACGATTGAAGAATGGAAAGATTATTTTAGGCTACAACAAAACTTAGATGAAGCTGATACAGCTAACTACGGTGTACCTACTCGCGTTATTCGCAGTATGGATGGCCGTAGCTTTGGTCTAAGTCCTATTCCTGATAAAGCTTATAAGATATGGTTCTTTGCTTTTGAATCCCCCACAGAGCTTGTAGAGTATTCTGATAACATTGTATTTCCTGATGTTTTTAAAACAGTGCTTCTTGCTCGCGCTCGTTATTATATTCACCAGTTTAAAGAAAATCCTCAAGCAGCTTCTTTTGCTTTAGATGATTATAAACACGGTATAAAGCTTATGAAACTTAGGCTGATGTCACCTGCTCCTGATTACTTTAAAGACGATAGAGTGAGATTTATTTAATGTCACAACCCTTTGGCGTATCGTGTAAAGGTGGTTTAAATACCAACCTGAATCAGCTTGAGATGCTTTCGCAGCCGGGCCTTGCTATATCTTTAAGAAACTTTGAAGTAGACCCTGACGGTGGCTATAGAAGAATAAACGGTTTTACTCCTTATGGTACTACAAGACCTGCTGGAGATACACCAATCTTAGGTGTTTACCCTTATGCCTTAGGGGCGGTTGTTGTTGCAGGAACTAATATTTATTATAGCGATAATGGAAATACTTGGATTCAAGTAAATAAACAAACAAACCACACAGGTGTTACAGAAGCAGCCTTAGCAACGGCTACTGTTTTACCTCGTCCTAATCAAGAACAAGCTCAATTTGCTTTAATGTTAGCTCCTACAGGACATAGTAATACACCTTACGGGTCTTTAACTATAGCGACAGGCCCAAATAAAATAGCTCATTTTCATATTAAAGGCACAGGCGCAACCAGACTTTTTGTTTTTGAAGAAATAAATACTCCTGCTGCTGGTAAATATGTTGCTTTAGTAAGCCGTCATTTATGTGTAGTAGATACTTTAAATGCTCCTTCTACTGTTTATTATAGCAAAACTAATGATGATAAAGATTTTACAGGTGTAGGTTCAGGCGCGATAGCCTTAGATGACAATATTGTAGGTATAAAGAGCTTTCGAGATTCTCTTTACATTTTTTGTAAAAACACTATCCACCGTTTAGATAATATTGATAATACTGCTGAAGTGCAGCTTGTACAAATCACAGCTAATGTGGGCTGCCTAAGTGGTGAAAGTATTCAAGAGATTGGTGGCGATCTAGTCTTTTTAGCACCTGATGGTATACGAACTATTGCTGGTACAACTAGAATTGCTGACGTTGAGTTAAGTTCTGTTAGTCGGCAAATACAAAGCATTATCGGTGACATCGCTTCTTCTATTGATTCTTATATTATTACAAGTACTGTCCTAAGAAAAAAATCACAGTATAGGTTATTTTATTCGCAAGCTACCGAAAGTACAGTTACCTCAAGAGGCATTATAGGTACTTTAACGCCTAATGGATTTGAGTGGTCTGAAACTTTAGGTATTCAAGCAAGAGGTTTGCAATCTGCTTACGATTCAGAAAGCATTGAATATACTTATCATGGTGATAGAAATGGTTATGTTTATGTTCACGATGAAGGTATTTCTTTTAATGGTGCAAATATTAGTGCTCTTTACCAGACACCTAATTATGATTTCGGGGACATCGGAACTAGAAAGACTTTAAAATACGCTAGAATTTCTTTCAGTCCTGAAGGTGTAATACAACCTACTTTAAGAGTTCGATATGACTACGAAGATCCCCAAGTAACTCAGCCGCCTGATTATATTTTAGACACAGTACCAGCCCCGGCTACATTTGGTATTGCTATTTTTGACGCTGCTACTTTTGGAGCTACTAATGATCCTATGGTTAGGCAGCCGGTAGAAGGTAGCGGTAATACATGCAGTTTTAAAATTACAAGTGATGATCAATCATCCCCATACTCGATCAATGGTTTTTACATTGATTACGTACCCGCAGGTAGGAGATAAAAAAACATGGCACAATCATATACTAGGCAAAGCACCTTCGCTGATGGGGATACTATTACAGCCTCTCTTTTTAACAACGAATATAATCAGTTAATTAATACCTTTGCTTATTCTGCTGTTGATGTTGGTGCGACAGGCCATAGACACGATGGGTCTTCTGCTCAAGGCGGTAATATCCATACTATTGGTGATCTTGATTTCTTTAATAAAATTGTAGTTGATAGTACTAACAACCGTTGGGGTGTCTTTGTACAAGTTGGTGCAGGTGCTGTAGAGCAGATTAGAATTCAAGATGGTGGAATAGTTCCTGTAACAACTAATGATATTGATTTAGGTACTGCATCCTTACAATTTAAAGATATTTTTATTGATGGTACTGCAAATATTGATAGCTTAGTACTTACAAGCGGCTCTACTGTAACAACAATCTTAGATGAAGATGATCTTGTTTCTAACAGTGCTACTGCTCTTGTAACTCAACAATCTGTAAAAGCTTATATAGATGCTCAAGTAACTGCTCAAGATTTAGATATTGTAGGTGATACTGGAACAGATTCTATTGATTTAGATTCTGAAACTATTACTTTTACAGGCGGCACAGGTATCACAAGTGTAGTTACTACAGGCGTTGTGACACACAATATTGATAGCACTGTAGCTACATTAACAGGTACACAGACCTTAACAAACAAAACAATTACTAGTCCTGATATTAATGGTGGCACTATAGACGAAGCTGACATTACTGTAGGAGTAGGTAAAACTTTTGATGTTTCAGCAGGCACCTTAACTTTAGCTGATAATCAAATAAGCGGTGATAAAGTTGAAGGTGGTACAATTGCTGCTACAACTATTACTGACTTAACTTTCGGAAGCCTTAATGACGGTGCAATAACTGTTACTGCTTGGGTTGATGAAGATAACATGGTATCTAACTCAGCAACACTTGTACCTACTCAACAGAGTGTAAAAGCTTATGTAGATTCACAGGTAACAGCGCAAGACCTAGATATTGTTGGTGATACAGGTACAGATTCTATTGATCTAGATTCAGAGACTATTACCTTTACTGGTGGTACAGGCATTACAAGTGTAGTGACTGCTGGAACTGTAACACATAGTATTGATAGCACTGTAACAACTCTTACAGGTACTCAGACTCTAACAAACAAGGCACTGACTAGTCCTGACATTGATGGAGGTACAATTGACGGTGCAGTTATTGGTGGAGTTACTGCTGCGGCAGGTTCATTCACTACAGTAGGCGCTACAGGTAATATTACTGTAGGTGGAACAGTTGATGGTCGTGATGTTGCTACAGACGGTACTAAGTTAGACAGTATTGAAGCAGGCGCTACTGCTGACCAAACTGCTGCTGAGATTAGGGCGCTTGTTGAAGCTGCTACAGATTCTAATGTCTTTACAGATGCCGATCATACTAAGTTAAATGGTATTGAGGATAATGCTACTGCTGATCAGACAGATGCTGAGATTCGTGCTGCTGTCGAAGCTGCTACAGATTCTAATGTTTTCACAGATGCCGATCATACTAAACTAGACGGCATCGAAGCCTTAGCAGACGTAACAGATACAGCAAATGTTACAGCCGCTGGAGCTTTAATGGACAGCGAGCTTACAGATATTACAGCCGTTAAAGCTCTTGATCAAGGCGTTGCAACTACAGATAGCCCAACCTTTGTTAACATGACCATGACAGGCACAGGCTCTGTAAAGGTTCCAGCAGGTACAACAGGTGAAAGAGATGGCTCTCCGGTTAACGGTATGTTCCGTTATAACTCTACTAATGAACAGTTTGAGGGTTATCAGAACAGCGAATGGGGTTCAATTGGCGGTGGAGGCGGTAGTAATACTTTTACGACTGATACCTTTACGGGCGATGGCGCTACAACTGATTATGCTTTATCGCAGGTAATCAACTCTGAAGATAACCTGATGGTCTTTATAGCTGGTGTTTTCCAGCAACAAAGTTCTTATAGCATTGCAACTGCTTCAGGCATTACTACTCTGACATTCAGTGTAGCCCCGGTTAATACTCGTGAGATTGTTATCTATAGCATTGCTGGTGCTGTGTCTGGTACTAACTTAAATATTGATTCAATGACAGGCGATGGTGCTACTGATTCTTTAGAGCTTTCTATAGTTCCTGTTAATGAAAATAATACACAGGTCTTTATTGATGGTGTTTATCAGAGCAAGGCTAACTATAGTGTTTCTGGAACTACTTTAACATTTTCGACAGCCCCGCCAACTGGTACAGCAGTCGAAGTTATGACAATGAATCAGACAGAGATTAATGTCCCTGTTGATGGGACTATAACGTCTGCGAAGCTAGATACTAATATTGCTATCGCTGGGACATTGGATGTTGGTGGAGTGGGGACGTTTAGTGGTGATGTGGGTATTGGTGGTAGCCCTTCAAGACCATTGCATGTTTATGGCCCAGACGGTGCCGGTGAAGGAACGCCAACATTCAACGCAAATGTTGTGGCTGTTTTCCAAAACAACGGAACATCAGCCGACGGCACTATACTTAACATTGTATCTGGGTCAGCAAGCACTGGGTTTATAGGGTTTGGAACTGCAACTGACGCTATTCGACAAGCTATTGTTGCAAACATGATAGATGACTCGTTAGAGCTTCGCACGGGCAATAATAGTACAGCTTTGACGATCAACGCCAGCGGGAATTTGGGTATTGGTACGAGTTCAGCTACTTCAGTCGCAGGATTTAAT